TACTTGAGTTTCTTATGCTTGTGGTTGTACTCATCTTTACGTATCAAGTATGCCATCCATGCGTTTGTAAGTGCTGCTTCCTCAGTCATACCTGCGTCGCTGTATGCCTTTAACACAGTCTCCCAACTCGCTCCGTTGGCGTCTAACAACCGCTTGGCTTTGACTACACCTATACCTGAAACGCCTTTGAACCCGTCAACCGAATCGCCTGCTATGGTCTGCAACAAGTGATAAGCGTCTGCTTCTTCTTCGGTAATCTCATGTAGCTCACCACGATTAAAGTCGTAAAACGTACAAGGGACGCCTTTAAAGTCTTTGTCTATGGAAACTATTATTCGTTTATCGTTACGGTTGGGTCGTTCTGTTGCAAGTATGGCAAGCACGTCGTCAGCTTCAAGGTTAGGGTATATTACTGTACCATATTCTTCTGCCATCCAAGCACGTATAGGTTCTAGTCCAATCGGTGCAAACTTAGAACGTCTGTTAGCTTTGTAGTCAGGGAACAGTTTACGTCGGAAGTTGTTCTTGTCGGAAATAGCAAGTATGAAGTCATCAGCTTTCAAGCGTTTCTTAAACGTCTCAAGGCGATCTACAACCCATGTCTTAGCTACAGCTAGATCAACATGTACTGTCCAGAGTTCTTCCTTCCATTGAATGTTCGCTTGAGCCGTAAAAGCTGATTGATATGCCAGTACGTCTGCGTCTATTAACATTGTTGTTTTCATTATATACTTTCGTTTTGTTTATTGGTTGTCGTAAAAGATAGACCAGTTGTCGCGGTACTTTTCATACTTACTTGATGAGCGTTTATTCTTGGCGTATAGGCGTATACATTTAGCGGTCTGAGAAGCAGGAGGCATGTGATACCAAATTCGAAGTTCGTCAATCCAGCAGGACAACACGTCTACTTCTTCTCCATAGGTTCTCTTAACGCTCCCTCGACTAGCTGTTGCCATTACTTTGTAGGACTTGCCGACATCCGCTTCCGTTATAGTACCTTTAACTTGTACCTTCAACAGTCCTGCGGGGCAGTTTACTACAAAGTCATAAGGCATGGTAGTTATAGGTAAGTGTGTAACGAACCCACGCCGTAATGCTTCCACAACAAACTCAGATTCGAATAGAGTTCCGTTAAATGCGTTTGCATTGACCATGTCTTAATGGGTCTCAGCCCACGTCCTTCCTACTTTGTACTCCCCGTCCAGCGGGCAACGTAAATGTAGAATCTTACCTGCACTCCTTATAGATGTAACTGCAAGATTCCCATAAAGGTCAGCATGTTTAGGCAGGACTTCAGCTTGGAACTCGTCATGTACATTGGCAACTAAAGAGTATTCTCTTCCAACAGCCCAACCAATCTCAGTTAGCTTACGGTGTAGTCCTATGACAGCTTGTTTCATTACGACTGCACCCGCTGACTGTAGCAATGTATTAAGAGCTGAATGATCTGATCTTATAGGTAACCTCCTGCCGTCTAAACCTGTGAGATACCCCTGTGTTCTGACTTTAGATTCGACAGCTATCTTGAGTTTGTTTAACGCAGGTAACGAAGCGAGGAAGCGCGCCTTTAACATCTTACCTTCCCTTGCACTACCTCCAACGATCTCGCCTATCTTTGCGTCTCCTGCTCCATATAAGAAAGCATAGATAAAGGTCTTAGCTTGGTCGCGTGTCTCTAGTCCAGCAGCCTTCTGATTGACTTTGTGGATGTCAGCTTCCAATAACTGTTTGGCGTACATACCTCCGTCGAACCCAGCTAGATAGTGAGCTAACATCCGTAGTTCCAATCCGCTCGCATCACAACCAACTAAGTCGTAACCTTCACCAGCCTTAAACAAGTCTCTACATTGCTGACCATAGGGCGAGCGGGTTGCAGGAACTTGGGCAAGGTTAGGAGACGAATGGGTACATCTACCTGTAACTGCTCCGTTAGTATTTACTCTGCCATGTATCCTACCATCGCGTACGCACTTGATCCAAGCGTTGTCGCCTTCGGCAAGCATACCCAGTCTCTTCGTTATCATTAAGTAATGTAGGAGTAACTGAGCCGAAGGATGCTTCATGGACTTCAAGACTGCTTCATCAATCTTAGGTTGTCCGTTCGGCGTGTGCTGTTTAGGTTTCCATCCAAGAGCTTCTAGTCGTTCTCCTATTTGCTTCTGACTGGACGGATTAAACGGCATAGACTTGACCTTGTTTTCCAGCTTCGTTGCTTTGTTAGCAAGTGCTTGAACCTTGCCTTCTAGCTTTAAAGTTTGCTTAAGCTTGGTTTTAGTTTCTGCCGTATACGTAACACCTTCGCTCTCAACTGTCCACCCTTCGGGAGTCCGCGTCTCTTCGACATTCGGTGGAAATATTCTTTGAAGTTCGTCTAGTAGTTCTGCGCGCTTAGTAGTCAACTCTGCGATCAAGGCGTCTGCTTTCTTCGAGTCGAACGCAATACCTATCGATTCCTGTGCTCGCATAATATAAGCAAAGCTGTGCTCGATGTTAATCATGCGGGTATCTGGGTTTCTCTTTTTCAAGTAAGACCCGACAGCAGCGGTAACAAGGACGTCCCTCTCACAATACTTCTTCATCTCTTCAGTGTACTCGTCAAACGCTCCTTCCTCCTGACCGAAGTCCAGCTTGAACACTCCACCTAACCTCTCGCCCCAAGCTTTCAAGCTGTGTGATCCCCACAATTCTTTCGGGAAGTCCTTGCGTAGCATGTCTGCCGCACGGATGTCTGGGTGTACAACACGGCAGGTAATCATCGTGTCAAGAACACTACAGTTAGGAGTCCATGCGTATAGCTTTTTAAGGGCGGGCATGTCGAACCCTATCACGTTGTGTCCTACGATAGTTTCTGCTTGGTTGAGCATCTTAAGACCTTCGGGTATCCCGTCGCCATTGAATGTAATCATACAATCCTTAACTGGATCAAAGATACTTAAACAATGCGCAGTTCGTAGGTCTTCGAGTAGTGTGAAATCTTCGATGCCGTTAGTCTCGATGTCGAAGTAGAGAGTTTGGAATGTTTTTTTATTCATAGAATTTAGAACGGAGTATTCTCGCCCATCGCTTGATCGTTATCGTTGACAGGTGTAAACATCTGCGTAGTAGTTTCATTTAATCTTCCAGTTGTTTGATCGAACAAAAGGGTAGTAGCTAGTCCAGTCTCTCCACTGAATCTATTCTTCAACACTCTTATTCTAGTTTGGTTAGCTTCAGACTCTGATTGTTGGTTCCGCTCCAACCCTATTACCATGTCTGAAAGTTGAGGGATAGCATGAGAACCACGAAGATGAGCAAGACTTGTAATAGCTCCCTCTTCATGTCCGTTGCCTTGAGGACGTTTAAGATGACTTACTAAGACCATACCGCACTGCGTCTCTTCAACGAGCGAGCGTAGTCGTGTCATCGTGTTGTCGATTAAACGTCGTTCGTCGTCTCCATCAAACCCACTCACTACTATCGACAGGTGATCTAAGAATATCCACTTACAGTCCAGTCCTTTGCATAGGTATCTGATTCTATTAAGTAGATTGTCGCTGTCACAACTGCCGAAGTGATCGTAAGTAAAGAAGCGTCCGTTTCCTACGGTCTCTTCAAACGCAGGTCTTAACGCTTCGTGGTGGACGTCCTTCTCTAGATGTAACGGTCTGTTCTCATGTAGTCCTATGATGCCCAAGGCTGTACGCCTTACGCTTTCTTCCAAGGCTATGTAACCTACGGTTTCTCCTGCCTGTAACAACGAGTAAGCAGCCTCACGACAGAACAGAGATTTCCCAATCCCACTACCCGCGCATACCGTAACGAGTTCTCCTCGCCTCAAGCCGTGTGTCATGTCGTTCAGTGTCTTATAAGGATAAGGCTGAGACTCCGCGTTGTTATCTTCTGTTATCTTTTCCCAGAGTTCAGTAGCTCCTATGATTCCGTCGGGTCTGTAATCTCTAGCTTCGAACACTGCTTGGCATAACTCCTTAGATCGATTAGCTACAAGCATATCGTTAGGGTCTTTTAAAGGAAGTTCAGCAATCTTAGCCTTTCCTGGAGTCAACAAAGCGGCACATTCTGTAGCACCCTTCCTTCCGCTTTCATCCATGTCAAACATGAACACAACTTCCTCGTACCTTTCGAGCCAGTCAAGGGCTTGTGCGACGTTCTTCTTTGCAGCTCCTGCTCCATGCGGTACAGAAACTGTAGCCCATTTGTTACCGAAGGCTTGAGATACTGACAAAGCATCCACCTCTCCTTCGGTAACTACAACTCGACGCCCTCCATCGCGCCAAAGGTGTTGACCGTAAAGTCCGATAAGTTCACCGCGAACCTCGAACCTTTTGTCTGCGTATCTAATCTTCTGACCTACAAGCTTACCGTCTCGACTCCGATAGTTAGCAACTTGTGCTTGCTCTTCATTGACCATAGCCGCGTGGTATCCCCATTTCTTGCAAGTTTCTTGCGTGAGGTTACGACGGGCAAGGGCAGTAGGAGAGCCGTTTGTTACGAAGGGTCGGGTGTTCTTAGGTTTGGTTGCAGTATTTGTGGTTACTGGTATTTCCATGCGTTTTTTATTGTTGGGTTGAATGTTCTCGTCGCAGCTAAAGCAATGACTTGACCCGTCTACATATGTTGATCGGGCATCGCTCGAACCGCAGGATGGACACGACGTGTGGACTTGCTCGTATTCAGCCATGATTTCGGTATTGTTTTATCACAGTATTTGATTCCTTTCTTTTCGCACCACATGCCATACGAAGTCTTCGATCCTTTTCGTATCTTGTTCGATGCGTTTTGAAAGCAAAGACGGACGTCGAGTTCTGGATGTTGTTCACGAATCAGCAGATGTTTAGTCCTGTCTTCTGGTAACCATAATCCCTTGGTCTCAACAATGATTCCGTTAGGTAGTATGAAGTCAGGTGTATACGTTGCTAGTTTCATGTACTCGATCTTAGTACTTTCGTACTCGAACTCGACGCCCAACCGCGTTAGATAGTGTGCGGTCTTTGCTTCGAATCCAGATCGGTACTTAGAAGTTCGCTGCGCTGGGCGCTTCTTCCTTTTCCGTTTGGTCATTTGTAGGTTCTGGTTGGTTAAGGGTGTCTTCGAATGTTTCTCCCCCGTGCTGGTAACCACTTTCTTCCGTGGAGAATCCAAACGCTTCTGCGTTCTCGCTTGTGCCTAGTGCTTCTAGCTCTATTATCTGAACGCCGTGTGGTTCAAGCGTCATACCGAATCCGTGAGCTGCGACAAACCAGAAACGAACTTTCAAAGCAAGCTTCAGTTTGCTACCTGCTCCAATAATATCTTCGGTTTTTACAGGTTTACCTAGACTGTCGAAACGGGCAACAGACATCCTGTATTCTGTACCGTCAAGACGTTTACCTCCACCTTTTAACTTAGTCTTAATGACGTGGTTGTTATCGTCGTCAACAACGAACGGGCTGTTTGCTTGTTTCAGTTTCGGCTTTCCTTGCTTGAGACATTCAGCTTGGTAAGCGTCTTCGTACAGGGGAGTGATGTCCTTCTTTAACGAATTCCAGTCTTCCTCTTGTAGCATCAACTCGCATCGATAAACTCCGTAACCTGCTTCATCGAACTTAGTGTCGGGTTTGTTAAGCCAGCAGTATCGTGCGGTTCCAGTTGGTGTAGTTATTAGTTTCATGTATTGTATTAATCGCTCCTTTAAGCGTGGTATTATGCGAAGAAATAATCAGAACCTAACACTTCAAGCGGATCAAGTGATCCATAAAGGGGCAGGTCTGGTAGTTCCTTCTTTGTTTGTTGTTTGATCTCATCACGGAACTTCGCGAGTAGATCGATTGAAAAGATTTCGGATGCTGACTTACGTATTAATACGCTTAGTCTATCACACTTGTTGCAGTGCGTGGCAAAGGAGTCGTGAACCATAGCTAATGAATGTATGTCGTGATCCTTAGCGTAGTTAGCAGTGGACTGAGCAACGCTTGCATCCAAGCTGTGTACAAAGTTAGGACTGATTCCGTTAGCTTGACGTACCTTATCCAAATCAGACAAAGGCTCTTGCCATTTAACGAATGAAATTTTTTCCCCTAAAAGCGTACGGATACGAGTAGCCTTCGTGTCTACATACCTCTGCTTAATCTTTAAACCTAACGGACTTGTCCAATGTACTGCACTGCCTTCATGTCCTAGTATACGGGCAACGTCCTGCAACCATTTCATCACTGCATTAGGTCGGTCAAGACATTCGTCAAGAGCTTTCCATACCAAGTTAGACAGTTGTGTTATTGCCATCATTGCTTCGCTACCAAACGGATCGTGTTCGTTCTTCAAACTCTTTTCAGAGTACCATTCAGCAACGTATTCCCTGCAAGAATATCGAGTACCGCCATAGGGTTTGACCATGACAGGTCGCTTGGTCGTCTTCCTGTCTACTCC